AGTCTGTAGCAATAACAATTTCATCGAAAACTGTTCCTGCCTTGAATAGTTGTACTTTACACTTCATGCGATTTGCTCAATAAATGCGTTAAGGATGGTCTTGTTTGTCATTTTAGAACCCATATGCTTTTTAAATGCACGAGTGAGTTCTGCTTTAGTTGCAACTTCATGTTTTTGTTTGACTTCAAGATCTTGAGATCCTATGCCAATATTCTTATCTGGCATATAGAACGCTTCAGTAAATCCTGCTCGTTCTTTAATAGAAGCAAACTTCTCCTTTCTCCACTGTTTGTCAATAGCATCAATTTCATCGTGTGCAAACTCACGAACAAGTTTAGAAAGATCACTTTTGCCACATAGACGAATACCAATCCAATTGTAATCAGTGATTTCGCGATAGAAAGATATAATTTCCTGTGTAGTTTTACTAGGATTACTTGAGATTTTACGAGTGTAACCAGTCTTAGGATCGCGAAGAAAAAATAGTTTACCACGAGTATGGCAAAGATACTGATAACGATACTCACCAGCACGATAAAAATGATCGTCTTCAAAGCGGTGAACATAACTCATAGGATTTGCTTCACCATCAGTCAGACAGATGACATTAACTTTACTTACTCGCTCAACTCTCTTCATAGTATTTACAATACTGCGAGTGCAATAAACTGCTTCTGCGAGAGGAGTACCACCAAGAGTATATTCACTCAGGTGAGAAATACGCCAACCTCCCATAGCAAACACTTGAGTATAAACAAGTTGCATAGACTTTTCTAAAGACTGCTGGTTCTGGCGAGAAGAAAAGAACTCAAAGAGACGGAAGTCTGAAGAAATTGCAAGTTGACCCTCTTTCTGACTAATAATCTCGTCCGTATCATTGTATCCATATCCAGACTGAAAAGCATATACTCTGAAAGGAATACCAGATTTTTTACAGAACCAAATAAGATTGTAGGTTTGCTTCAGAGTATCAAGCAACTGCTGTTGCATAGAACCAGACCAATCAATATACATCACGAGACCGTGATTTTTACCTTCAGGAATAACAGTGATTTTCTTGAAGATGTCCTCGTTATACTTGTAAGTATGTAGTTTGTTGGTGTCAAGAACACCAGTCTTAGATGTTGCGGCACGACGATATTCGTCTGCAGACTTCTTCATATCAAACTGCTTACACAGATAGGCAACAGTCTTCTGACTATCTTTCTTGAAAGAGGTATAATGATCTACAGAATATTGAACATTCTCTAACCAATCTAAAGTGCGACTAGAATTATAGAAATGATCGTAAAGTTTCTCTTGAGTTTCTTTAAAAGAAACGATGTAATTATTAACTTCAGGATCTGGTGTATTGAGATACACCCATTCCTTTGCATGATCATCAACAAGAGTTTCTAATGCCTGAGCAAATGCTTCATCAGTCGTAGATTTAGTTTCATCAACAACACCACCCAGATAAGAAGGAATTTCTAGTTGGGCATTATCGTCAGAGTAGTCTTTGTCGTCTTGATCATCATCTTCAGATTTTTCTTCATCAAATTCTTCTCCACAACTATTCTCAATTTCACGATCGGCACTTTGTGTTCCATCTTCAGACTGAGGAACTGGTGGGATTTCGTCTTCATCTTGCTTGTTGGCACAGAAATCATAGAGGTCTTTCGCAAGTTCAATAACTTCTTGGAAAATTTTAGTTTTCTCAGCACGATCGACCCATACCAACTCCTCGTCAGCAAATGGAATATTGGGATTACCCTTGAAATAAAGATTGATACGATCGATCAATGAGAGATTTTCGGGATCTTCATCTTTAACTCCAAAGAAATCTCTCTCCCATAGTTCGCGATAACCTTCAAAGAAAGAACGTCGGAGACCAGGATATGTCACTTTCATCATACGCTCAATACGAGCATCCTCTAAGACATTCACAAATGCCTTTGATACATTGCTGAAATCCTCATTAGGTGTATAGAGAGCATGTCCCACCTCATGCCCTACCAGAAGGTCATACACCGTGTTAGAGGCAGTCTTCCAGATAGGAAGGATGAGAGTCCTACTATTAACATCAAAACAAGCAGTAGACACTCTACGATGCTCTACCGTCAGGTTCTCTGTAGCAAGTAGTTTGGCAAGAGTGCCTTTGACTTCCTGAGTGTTCATCCGTCTCTCTTGGTTACTTTGTAAGTATAGCAGATATTTCTGCTTCTGGCCGACCGATGGGACACTTTCGTCACTGTCCTACAAGCATTCCTTTCTCTTGCATGAAGTGCAGAGTGTCGTGCATATTGCCAACATGCTTATAACCCAAGGATACTTGGGGGTAGGTCGCCCCTTCGCCAAATTCATTTTCAAATGATCTTTGAGTAAAGTGATGATTGAGTTTATACTCTAAAAACTCTCCACCAAGAGACTCTAATAGTGCTGCCATACGCTCACACTCTTGACTACCGTTTGAATAGATTACTGCTTGCATTTTTTTAACCAACAGGGTTTGCATAGTGAATTTTTATATTTATTCTCGGATGGAACATAGCATCCGACTTGAGGACATTGATTTGCTGGTATCATCTTCCTACACTCAACACACTCAGTCTCCCACATCTTCATAGTGTTCTCTCAAGTCTTTCAGTTGGTTGATCTGGGAAGTCCCTAGGACGACTATCCATAGCATTGTCAGTTCTAGGTGAACCTTCGTTTGCCTTCATAGTATGCTGATAGTTTGCTCTTGGGTATCTGATACAAAATGGATCAGGCATCCAGTATGTTACCTGCCATTCTTGTTCTGGATTTAACTCAAGGTGCTTCTCTACGCTATGAGAGAAACTACCGATTTGAATATATCCATCGTGACTGATACATCTGCCGTTGCCAGCATCAACTAGGAATAGCATCTTACTACTCATAGTCGTTCTTGCTCTGGATTAAGATTTTTCACGAATTGCTCGGGATCCTTTTCTGACTTGTGTACCCAATGATACCTCATCATCTCGAAAATGGGATCCCATGTTTGGACACAGACATAATCCTTCATGTATGTCTCGCAGCAAGTTCCTTCAGTTCCTTTGCTGTCAACTTATCCAACCGCTCTGTGAAATGATCTAGCAGCAATTGTTTGTATTGTTTCTTAGTCACGTTGTCTCCAATCATCAGGTTTGTCTTGCTGAAACCAGCTTTTAATATCGTCAGCACTATCAAATCCCGTTTTGTGATTGGATGGGTCGGGATCTCCTAGTCCCATCCTATTCAGAAAATCGTCTGTACTGCCCTCTTCAATCTGTTGAGAAGATTGCCTTCGTGCTTTTTGTAACCAATCTCTAGCAAGTGTATGAGACTTAGCAAGTTTCTCTGCCCAGATCATATCATCTAGTTTTACCTCTTCACCATTGGCAATACATTTACAAATAAATTCTAAGCGCAGTCTGTACTGTGTAGAAAGCATAAAATCTAGGTCACACCACGTTTATTTAGGATTCATCAGACATCTTTGAAAAATCATTGACTTTCTCAAACTTTAAAGTCCTAAGAAATTTATCAACTAATATATCACCTTTATGAGAAATTACAAACAAGTTTGTGTCATTTCCAAGACTTCTTAATATTTGAAGCAGTTCCCCTGTACCAGATGCATCAAGAGAACTATCAAACACTTCATCCAAAATTAACAAGTTAGTAGCAACACTGTTCTTCATTCTAGCAACTTCACGCCAAGTAAACAGAAGTGCTAAATCAATCTTCTGCTTCTCACCTTCAGAGAATGATGCATATGAAAACTCATCCCTGAAGCGACTCTTGATGACTTCATTGAACTCTTCATCGAGTGTGAAGTTAACAAAGAAGTCCATTGATTGGAGATACTTATTAATTAGTTGATTGAAAATGGGAATATATTTTTTAATAATCTGACTTTTAATTCCAGAATCTTTAAGGAGAGAAGCGACAACTTGAAACTCATCTAATTGTTGACTGACTGCAGCACAATCGGATTCTGTTTTTGTATACTCATCTTGAACATTTTGTAAGTGTTCTCTTTCTTTATCAATTTTAGGAGTATGTTCTTGCAACTTTAAAAGTTCATCTTTAATACGAAGATTTTCAAACTCAAGTCGAACATAGTCACGATCAATTGCCGTAAGATCACCAGTAAGTTCTTTCAATTTCATAGATTGTTCTGAGATTGCAGATACAATCTGAGTTGCATCAGCAACATCTGTATTAAATTGTATAATCTCTTCTGCAACTAGTTTGCCTGAATGTGTTAATGTGGCAATTTGATTGTCTTTAAAGGTTCCGCTAATCTCTTGTGTACATGTAGGACATGCATCATGTCCCTTAAAGAACTTCAGATCTTTAGAGATAATTTTTAGTTGAGATTTTTTGTCTGACTGACCTTGACGTAAAGATGATAAAGTTTTTGCTGCAGCATCATAATCACCTATAGAAGATTGGACATTCTTTATCGTATTTTCTACATTAGATTTTTGTGCAGATACATCTTGCATAAGAGTAAGATTGTCATCATACTGTTTCTGCTTTTCTTCCTGACGATTTTGATTAACTTCTTCGAGAGAATTGATTAGTTTTGTCTGAGCATGGACTTTGCCTTCAGCAAGAGTCAACATGTGAGAACAATCTTTACTTTGACCCTGTGATGCACGAATACGATCTTTCAACAACGAATTCATGTTCGAGAAGATTTGGATGTCAAGTAGATCTTCAATAACTTCTCGTCTGTGAGTGGCAGTGAGTTGCATGAAGGGGACAAAAGTTGATGATCCAAGTATAACAACTTGAGTGAATGACTTGAAATTAAGTTTGAGCACTGACTGCTCCAAGTATTTCTGTGTGTCCTTAGTGGCAGCATCCTGATCAACCAGTTTGTTATTCTTATAAAGTTCAAAGACATTGGGTTTGATACCTCGGAATACACGATAATTATCTCTACCGATAGAGAATGTAACCTCTACCTTACAACCTTTTTCATTGATAGAATTCACCAACTGAGGTTTGTTAATCTTACGGAATGCTTTTCCAAACAAAGCAAAGCACAAGGCGTCCAACATAGTGGACTTCCCCGCGCCATTATTTCCGATAATTAATGTTGACGATGTTTCGCAAAAATCAATTTCAGTCCACTGGTCTCCTGTAGATAGGAAGTTCTTCCAGCGAATAGTTTCAAATGCAATCATTACGGGGGGATAATAAGGTCGTCTTTTTGAATGATGGAATAATTATATCCATACGTATTACAATTAATTGCAATAACTTCTTTTTCAACTTCAATTACTTCAAGTTCATCTTCATAATCCTCAGCAGTTAGCAGAGAAACATAGCGTTCAGCATCATCACGATCTTCAAATACAGTCACAGTCTTACTGAGGTCTTTGCTGTTTACAGCATAAATTCCACCTGATTTTGCATCTGTTAGAACGAACATTAGATTTCTGCTGCTTCCATGTACAATGATCTCATGACATTTTTGATGTTAGATTTATTTGCTTTAAGATCTATTTCATCTATGTAGTTGTCAAGGAGTGTCATGGTATCTTCGGTTTCCAGCACCTCAGAGTTTCCAACTTCAACACTCAGGTCTTCAATGATTTTAAGATCACCAAGACCCATATCTTGAAGTTGACTTACCGTATAATCGAACTTTGCATAGTCTCCCTTTTCTTCTACGATTAGTTTGACATATGCTCCTTTAAGTTCGTCTTTATCTGGTAGGGTAACTCCACTATTATAGTATAACTTATGAAAAATATCAAAGGGATTTTTGTAGAAAGTCGTCCTAAGATTTTTGGTATCAAAGACGTGAAATCCTCTCTTACATCCATAGTCATTCCAATACAACTGATAAGGATTGCCAAGATACGTGACATTTTTTTTAGTGGACTTCATATGATAATGACCACTAAACACTTTCTTAAACTTAGAAAAATGTTTGACATCCATACCATTCTGCATTACATGACCAGGGTGAGCTTCAAAACCGTTAAGTTCGAGATGCCCCATGCACACAGAAGCATCACTCTCCGTAATAACTCCAAGGGTTTGTTCGTAGTTTTCGTCACATATCCAAGGCAAAAGAAGAATAGAAACACTATCAAAATCAACGGTTGTTGGACTAGTGTAGATTTTGATGTTGTCATATCCGTCAAGTAACTCACCTGGGGCGTTAACTCGAAGGGTATTCTTGTAGTAGATATCATGATTTCCTACAAGCATGTGCATTTGAATATTCCTTTCGGAGAGAGGACCAAACCACATCTCCTTTGCTGCCTCCAACGACATAAAATTAATAGATCGACGTTTGTCAAAGGTATCTCCTAAGGCAATGACTGTATCAATTTTATGTGCATCTATAAAAGGAAGAACAATTTCTCCATAAAATCTTCGGTAGTGATCAAGGAACGACTGGTTGTCATTGCGAACACCGAAGTGCTGATCAGTTATCAGAAGGATTTTCATTGCGTTTCTTTTCTTCTAGGTCACGAAGGCGTTTGCGCCAATACTCATTTTCAGACTGTTGCTGTTGCTCAGATTCTTTTTCGGTCATCGTTTTGTGTTAAGTTCTACACGCGACTTTATCTGATTATAACCTGTATCGGTGTCCCCGTCAACCGTAAACACATGGTCATATCCAGATTTTTCTAAAATTTTATCCTTAATATCCATCTGCCTTTTCTCTTTTGCAATCCTTCGTAAGAAAGCATAGTAAACAATCTGCGTAAAATAAGCAAAAGGATTTTTAGATTTTTCTGGATTGAAGTTATCAATGTATTGAATACAGTTTTCAATACCATCACAAACCATATCATCCTTATACATGTAGTTGATAAAGTTAGGGCGATATGAGAGGTGTGTAGCGATCTTTAAAAAGCAACTTCCTAGATAATTACCAACTCTAGGTTTATTAGGACTTTTCCAAGTTTTTAAAAAGATGAACTGATCTTCAGAATCCATCTCTTCTAAATCAGAAACTTCTTTTGCTGCAGCATCAAAAACTTGTTGCTTGTATTTAATGATTGCAGCAAGAAACTCTTGATTATCAACATAATGTTGCTTTTGTTTTTTAGCGGGAGTTCTCATATCGTTTTAGTTTCTTTATGTACATTATAACACACTTGACAAAAGTGTCAATCACCTATAGAATAACCATGTCGAGGTTCAGAGAACTTCTAGCTTCTATAGATCTTCTCAAATAATCTTCTTGCTTCATCAACCTTTCCTAGATAACCCATCTCTGGTTCTAGTTCTAATTTTGCTTCATTCTTTTTCTTATTATCATCTCCAAGAACAAAAGCTTCGTATAAGTATGAAATTTCTTTACTCATTGAAGTGACTGTAAGAATATCTTTTTCTTGTAGGATGAAAAAATCTTCATCTGAAAGTTGCATCCATTTTGCAAATCCCATTCCACGAATGGTCTTACCATCATCTGTTTCTTTGGTAACAATTTGAGTGCATACAGGATCTTGAATAAAGACTAAGGTTTGACCTTCATCTTCTGTAAGGACTGCTTTACCCAAAACTTCTTCACCGTTGAGAAGTTTGAATATACCGTAAAACTCTTCGTCGTGTCTTGCGTAACTAATCATAAGCTTTTACTTTTACATCTATGATTTCATAATTAAACTTTTCTTCGTTATAGACTTTGACCCTCTCCATTAAATGGTTGAGTGTATAGTTGTTACCTCTGTCTGTAGAGATATCATCAGCAATATCGTATAATGTTGCTTGAGATTTATTTTCGCCTTTCCTTAGGACACGACCAATAGATTGTAGGTTGCGAACTCTGGACTTTGAAGGACTTGCGAAGATAACGTTGTGTAATCTTTTGATGTTGATGCCTGTGGAAAACGTA